CTTCAAGGATGCGAACCTCTCGCAGGAGAAGGCCCAGGCGCTGATCGACAAGCTGACGCCGGCCATCGCACAGGCGCAGCAGGAAGCGCTCGACGCAGCGATCCAGTCGCAAATCTCGGACTGGGTTGCAGCGGCGAAGGCGGACGAGCAGATCGGCGGCGACAAGCTCGCCCCCGCGCTGGCGAACGCGAACCGCGTGGTCGACACGTTCGGCTCCCCGGAGCTGCGTGACATGCTGATCACGTCGGGGCTGGGCAACCATCCCGCCGTCATCAAGTTCTGCGACGCGATTTACTCGAAGATTTCGCCGGACACGTTTGTCGCAGCCGCGCCGCGGCCGGGCGGCAAGCAGTCGTTCTATCCCAACAGCAACATGAATTGAGAAGGAAAACCAAATGGCAATTCTGACCGTGAACAACCCCACTCTGCTCGATCTGGCGAAAGCGACCGACCCGGACGGCTCGATCGCCCGCGTGGTCGAAATCCTGAACCAGCGCAACGAAGTGCTGGAGGACATGCCGTGGATGGAGGGCAACCTGCCCACCGGCCACCGCACCACCATCCGCTCCGGCCTGCCGACGCCGACCTGGCGCAAGCTCTACGGCGGCGTCCAGCCGACCAAGAGCCGCCGCGTTCAGGTGACCGACAACTGCGGCATGCTGGAAGACTATGCCGAAGTCGACAAGGCGCTGGCCGACCTGAACGGCAACACCGAGGCCTTCCGCATCTCGGAAGACCGCGCGCACATTGAAGGCATGTCGCAAGAGATGGCGCAGACCCTGTTCTACGGCAACGAGGGCAGCGAGCCGGAAGCCTTCACGGGCCTGGCCCCGCGCTTCAACTCGCTGACGGCCGAGAACGGGGACAACATCATCGACGCTTTCAGCGGCTCCGGTGGCGATCTGACCTCGATCTGGCTGATCGTGTGGGGTGAGAACAGCGTGCACGGCATCGTGCCCAAGGGCTCGAAGACCGGTGTGCAGATGACCGACAAGGGCCAGGTGACCGTCGAGAATGCGGACGGCAACAACGGCCGCATGGAAGCCTACCGCACGCACTACCGCTGGGACTGCGGTCTCACCGTGCGTGACTGGAGCCAGATCGTTCGCATCGCGAACATCGACGTGTCGGAACTGGGCACCATCGCCAACACCAAGAACATCATCAACTGGATGGTGCAGGCGGCGGAGCGTGTCGACAATCTGAACGCGGGCCGTCCGGTGTTCTACATGAACCGGACCATCCGCGAGAAGCTGCGCCTCGGTATCCTGGAGAAGATCAGCAACAACCTGACCTGGGAAACCGTGGCCGGCAAGCGCGTGATGACGTTCGACGACATCCCGGTCAAGCGCGTCGATCAGATTCTGAAGACCGAAAGCCGCGTGCAGTAATCCACAAGGCCCGGAGCGATCCGGGCCGAACTGAAAGGGTACGAACATGATTCTCGACAACCTCACCGAATTCGCCGATGCGCAGACCGTCACCGCGACGGCCATCTCGGACGTGATCGACCTGGGTTCCGCGCCGACCCTGCAGGGCATCGGCAACGGCCGGCCGCTCTATCTGGTGCTGACCTGCGACGAAGCCGCAGCCTCCGGCGGCGGCTCGGCCACCGTGAACTTCTCGCTGGAATCGGACAGCACGGCCAACCTCGCCACCTCGGCCACCACGCACGCTTCGACCGGTGCGATCGGCCAGGCCTCGCTGGTCGCGGGCACGTTCAAGCGCGTGATCCCGTTGCCGGTTGAAGCGCGCTACGAGCGCTACCTGGGCGTGCGTTTCACCGTCGCCTCGGGTCCGCTCACCGCCGGCAAGTTCTCGGCTTTCCTGACGCTCGATCCGCACGGCTGGGTTGCCCTGCCGGACGCTTCCAGCTAAGGGGGTGACTGATGGCTAAGTTCATCGCCACCAAGACCGCGTTCCACCGCGGTCACCGCATCCGCCCGAACCAGGAGTTCGAAGAGGCCGAAGACTTCAAGGCCTCGTGGGCGGTGCCGAAAGCTGCAGCGAAGCCCGCGGCGAAGAAGGGCGTGCGCATCCAGACCTCCCCCGAGGGTGGCGAGGGTGAGAGCAACCCCGAAGCGCTGGTCTGACCGGTAGCTGATCAAACCAAACGGGGGCCTCGCGCCCCCGTTTTCACATCGGAACGCAGGCATGGCAAACCGCATCCAGATTTGCAACATGGCCCTGGGCCACCTCGGCGAAGCGGGCAGCATCTCGTCGATCGACCCGCCGGAGGGTTCCAAGTACGCGGAGGACTGCGCGCAGTTCTACCCGATGGCGCGCGACCTCGCATTTTCCGAGGCGCCGAGGGGGTTCCACTTCAACACGAAGCGCGCACCGCTCGCGCTGTCCGGCACGCCGCCGAGCTCGTGGGAGTACAGCTACGCCTGGCCGGCTGACGTGCTGCATCCGCTGGCCGTGCTCTTCCCGGAGTACGTCACGGACGAGATGCGCTCGCAGCCGTTCGTGACTGAAACGACCGGCACCAAGCGCTACATCTACACGGACGTCGAGCGGGCGGTACTGCGCTACACGTTCAAGCAGACCGACGAGGCGACCTGGTCTGACCCGTTCGCGATGGCGGTGTCCTACCGCTTGGCCTCTCTGCTGGCCGGCCCGATCATCAAAGGCTCGAAGGGGATCGACGTGTCGCAGGGCATGCTCGGTCTGTTCTACGACACGCTGCAGCTCGCGATGACGCAGGACGGCAGCGCGCAGTATTCTGACGAGTACCGCAATTTCGTGTCGGCGGGGGAGGCAGCGCGCCGATGAAAACGCTGCTCCGATCCTTCGCAGCCGGCGAGGTTGCGCCTGAGCTGTTCGGCCGGGTCGATCTCGTCAAGAACCAGACGGGCCTCGCGCTGGCGCGCAACTTCATCACGCTCCCGCACGGGCCGGCGATGAACCGGGGCGGCCTGCACTTCACGACGCAGACCAAATACGCCGACCGCAAGGCGCGGCTGATCCCCTTCCGCTTCAACGCCGAGCAGACGTACTGGCTCGAGTTCGGCCACGAGTACATCCGCATCATCACCGACGACGCGGTGCTGGTGAATACTGCCCAGACCATCACCGGCATCGCGTTCGGCACGCCGACGGTGGTGACCTACACGGGTACCGATCCGGCCGAGGGCGCAGCCGTCCGCCTGACCGTGCCGGGCGTGTCGGGCCTCGACGGCCGGTTCCTGTGCGCTGTCAACGTGGACGCGGGCGCCAACACGTTCGAGCTGGAGACCTACAGCGGCGCCGCGGTTAACGTGCCAAGCGGCACCTTTACCTCGGGCAGCTTCCAGCCGGTGATCGAGGTTGCCACGCCCTACCAGGAAAGCGAACTGTTCGACATCCACTACACGCAGTCGAACGACGTGCTGACGCTGGTTCATCCGAATCACCCGCCGCGCGAGCTGCAGCGGTCGGGTGCTACGACCTGGAACCTTGTCACACCCTCGTTCGAGCCCACCATAGCCGCACCGGCGGGCAACCCGGCGCTGACCCGAGTCGGTACAGGATCAACACGCTACCGCTACCGGGTGACTGCGCTCGCCGAGGACGGGTCTGAGTCGTTCGCATCCCTCGCGGGCGTTACCGTGTCTCTCACCTATACGATCACGGGCGTAACCAACGCGAACCCCGCGGTGTTCACGATGGCGACAGCCACCACCGCAGACGACCTGTACTACGTCACCGGCCTGGCGTACATGGGCATCCCGGACGGTGAATACTGGATCGACACGGTGCTCAGTCCCACGACGTTTACGCTGCGCAACATCAATGACGTGATCGTCGACACTACGGCATCCGCCGCGTTTTCCTCGAACGGAACGATGGTCTTTGCGGCCATCACCAACAACCTGAACACGGCCGGCAACAGCAACACGGTCAAGTGGGCAGCCGTCGCTGGCGCGGAAGCGTACAACGTCTACAAGGAGTCGAACGGCATTTTCGGCTACATCGGCCAAGCCGTAGGGTTGCGCTTCACGGACAACAACATCACGCCCGACATCAGCAACAC